AAGGAATTCAAGGAATTCAAGGAATTCAAGGAATTCAAGGAATTCAAGGAATTCAAGGAATTCAAGGAATTCAAGGAATTCAAGGAACACAAGGAATTCAAGGATTACAGGGGGCCGATGGAGGGTTCTTAAGTAATTCAGATGCACAGGTAAATTCTCTAGGTGTTGGTGTAGGTGCTCAAGGAACTCAAGGAACTATAATCGCTACCAATGATATTATAGCATATCATTCATCAGATAAAAGATTAAAAACAAATATTCATAAGATTAAAGATCCAATAGAAAAATTAAGAAAAATAAGTGGTTATATGTTTGAGTGGATTGAAGATGGTGAAATTCACCCATATAAGGGAAAAGATATAGGTGTAATCGCTCAAGAAATAAATAAAATAATACCAGAAATAACAACAATGAGAAATAATGGATATTTGGCTGTAAAATATGAAAAAATAGTTCCTTTATTAATTGAGTGTATAAAAGAAAATTCAAATGATATAGATGAATTAAAAGAAAAAATAAAAAGATTAATATAATAAAATGTCAAATGTGATTGGTACTAGTAATATAGGATTGAATGAATTAAGAACAAAATTAATAGATCAATTAACAGGAACACATACATTTAGTAGTCAAAATATAGCATTATCATCTTTTAGGGGATGTAAATTGGGAACAAATATAACATTAGACAGTAATTATGAGAGTACATTTACATCTAATGGGACTTTTACAGTTCCAAGTGGTGTAACACAAGTATCAGCGGTGTGTATAGGGGGTGGTGGAGGGGCATCGGGGTCACCTGGAACAAGTAATTTTAGTGGTGCAGGTGGCGGCGGTGGAGGATTAGCATATGGAACATTCACGGTTACACCAGGAGAATCACTGGATATAGAAACAGGTCCAGGTGGTTCGGGTGGATCAGGAACAGGTTCAGGTAGTAGTGGTACCACAAGTAAAATAAAGAGAAGTTTTACAGAATTATTATCAGCAGGTGGAGGAGGAGGTGGAACTAATGGAAGTTCGGGTGGTTCAGGTGGTTCATCGGGTGGTCAAGAGAGAGATGGAGGTGGGACAGGTGGTAATGGTGGAGAATCCTTGAATAATGATGGAGGTGGAGGAGGCGGAGGTGCCGGAGGATACAGTGGAAATGGTGGAAATGGTGGTTCTGGAAATGGTGGCGTAGGATCAGGTGGTAGTGGTGGTGGGGGTGGTGGAGGAGGTGGTCAAAGTATTGGAGGAACACAAAATAATGGTGGAGGTGGTGTAGGTCAAAATGGTGAAGGGAATAGTGGTAGTGGTGGTTCACTTAATAATCCTGGAGGAGCTGGAAGTGGTGGCCTAACAGGGGGGTCAGGAGGAATAGGTGGTAATTATGGAGGAGGAGGAGGAGGTGCTGAAGATGATACAAATATAAGTGGAGCTACAGGGGGTGCAGGAATAGTTAGAATAATTTGGGGAACAGTGAATAATCAACGGTCATTTCCTTTAACAAATGTATTAATTAATACAATAATTACAAATGAAACAATTATACCAACATCAGGGGATATACAGATGAGTTTATTTAGTGAAAAAACATTTTTAGATATGACACCTGTTATCACAATAACAACAAATGATGTTATATCAGGAGCATCATCAGCATTAACTTCATTATCATTTACATTAACTAGTAATTTTAATACTACAAATTTTACATCAGGGGATATAAGTTTAACAAATGGCTCAATAAGTAATTTTAGTGGTTCGAGTAAAACTTACACAGTAACATTTACACCGAGTGGTAATGGGAATTGTATAATAGCAATACCAGCAAATACATTCACGAATAATGAAACACCAAATATTACATTAAATAATAAAGAATCTTCATTTAGTTGGACAAAAATTTCGGCACAGTATGAATTTGCAGTTCATACAGCAACAAATTATACTATAAGTGGATCATTGAGTAGTATTACACCAATATCGAGTGGATATAATCATTTAAATCATTCAAATACGAATGTGGCGTGGCAGACATATTCAATGGGATCACAAATAGAATTTTTATCTGCTGGACAAATTGTAGCAGTTGGAGCACATAATTTTTATGGTGGTAAAATCAGTGTTTTTCAACTAGGTAATAATACAGCATTAACAACAGTAAATGTAGCGGGAACAGGTAGTACATCTACAACGCCAAATTACAAATATACAACACTATCATCTCCAATAAGTGTTACAGCTAACAGTAAGTATCAAATAATATTCAAAAATACGGTAGGTGGTTACGCATATCATACTACAAGTGGTTATGTAAATACTAATAGTAGTAGTGGAAATATAAAATATATAGGTTCTGGATTTATTAATACAGGAACATCGGTTACAACACCTCAAAGACCAACAAATAATAATACATCATCAGCATATGGCGCGACTTGTTTAATATTTTTACCTTCATAAATATCTAAGTTAGAATAAATGGGTTTTATTGGTGGATATTTGGTTCCAGATTCGGGAATAACAAATGATGATTTAACTGATGCTTATTATATTATAGATGATATATCTATTAACGCTGATTTAACTCCATCAGACAATAATTTAAATTTAATAATATCAGTTAATATTTATCCTAATATGACAGATAGAGAAAACCGTATTAATTTATTAGGTAGTGATACATTCACAAGAACAATAATGAGACCAGAATTAAAAAATAATTTATTATATGAATCGTATATATATATTAAACCAATATTAGTCAGTAGATTAACAGATGTGATAAGGGTTAAATTAGATTTAACAGATGATGAGGAGATACCATCAGAATATTCACAATATTATAGTTTAACAGATCATATATAATTTGCGAATATAAATTTTTTTTTATTTCTTACTTTTTACTAAATGTTTGATAATATCGTTAAATATATAATTAATAATTATGAAACAGTTATTAAACCAATTTTAATACCAGCTGAATTAACAGATGGAACGGGTATATGTAATCCATCGATATTGGTTGAAGAAGATAAAATACATCTTATATTAAGACACGTGGAATATTCATTATATATATGTGAAAATGAACAAAAATATCAAAGTGTATATCAGGGACCGATATCATATTATCATCGTGAAGATGTGAATGAATTAAAGACAAATAATTATTATTGTGAATTAGATAATGAAAGTTTAGAAGTAATACGTTATACAAAAATAGATACTTCAGAACTAGATGTAGAACCGATATGGACATTTGTTGGATTAGAAGATGCTAGATTAGTAAAATGGTCTAATAAATATTATTTATGTGGTGTTAGAAGAGATACGACAACAGAGGGGCAGGGCAGAATGGAATTATCAGAGATAGATATAAATAAAGATAGTGTTAAAGAAATAAATAGATCGAGAATAGAAGTGGAGAATAAATATTCATATTGTGAAAAGAATTGGATGCCGGTATTAACTAAACCATATCATTTTGTAAAATGGAGTGATCCTACCGAAGTAGTCAATGTAGACTTAGAGAATAAAATCGCTAAAAGAATATCTCTTAAAGAGAAGAAATACAAAACAAAATATGATATAAGAGGGGGGACTCCTTTAATAGAATGGTTTGATGAAACTTATTTATGTATAACACACGAAGTAGATTTTACATTAAAAAACATAAATGGTCATAAAAATGCTCATTATTATCATAGATTTATAATATTTAATAAAGATTATGAAATAATACAAATGACAGAATTATTTAATTTTATGAAAGGTTCAATAGAATTTTGTATAGGAATGGATAAATTAAATGATGAAATATTAATAGCATTTGGTTATCAAGATAATGGTTCTTATATAATAAGAATAAAACAAAATGATTTACAAGAATTCATACAAGATGTGTTAAAAGGAGAAGATAATTATATCATCAATATTAATGGGAAATGAATTATATAATAAAAACTTACAGGAGAATCTAATAAAATTAATAAATAATCCCTATGATGATATGAATAATTTTAATTTGGGTTATGAATATGATTTGATAGGACATACAGCGATAGCTATCTCATATTATTTAAGATCAGCGGAATATACAAATAATGAAGATATATCTTATGAATGTATGTTAAAGATATCAAAATGTTTATCAAAACAGGGTTCACGAGATGAAAAAGAACTGGCTTGTATAGAACACGCAATATCTATAAATCCACAAAGGCCAGAAGCATATTATATAATGAGTTTATATCATAGTTATCGAAGGAATTGGTTAAAATCATATATGTTTGCTTGTATAGGATTACAATATAAAGAAAGTGGAAAAAGATTAATAAAAGATATAGGATATATTGATAAATATCAATTATTATTTCAAAAGGCACATTGTGGATTCAATAAAGGGAAAATAAATGAGTCAAAGAATATATATTATGATTTATTAAGAGATCATAAAATAAATGATCATTATAGAGAGTTAATATATAAGAATTTAAAATTCATAATAAAGAATAAATCCAATGATATAAATAAAGTGAAAGATATATATAAATATTATGATTTAATATATAATAGTTGGGGTTGGTGTACAGAAAAGAAGAGTAGAAAAATAATAGAAATTATAAAAGATATTAATGGAAAAGATATAAGATGTGTTGAGATAGGAGTATATGGTGGTAAGAGCATATTACCATTATCATTAGAATTAAAAAATAAGAAAGATAATTATAAAATATATGCGATAGATTCTTGGAAAACAGAAGATTCAATATCAGGTTATAGTGATGAAAATTATGAATGGTGGAGTAAAGTTGACTTAGAAAAATACTACAATATATTTCAAAATTTAATAGAAGATTTTGATTTAAAGAATATAATAACGAAGAGGCAAAATAGTTGTGATGTAGATATAGATGAGATAGGTGAGATAGATTATCTATATATAGATGGACAACATACGGAAAAGAATTTAACTCACGATATAGAAAAATTTGGAGAAAGAATAAAGAAAAATGGATATATGTTATTAGATGATATAGATTGGTTTAATAAGAAATTTATAGAATGTTTAAAGGAAAAACTCATATTAATGAATTTTAATTTAAAAGAAATAATTGAAGAAAATAAGAATATATTATGGATATTACAAAGAGATAATTATAAAGAAGAAATATTAAATAAGAATATACCAGAGTTAATAGTAATAGATAATTTTTATAAAGATCCGGAAAGTATCAGAAGGAGAGCATTAGATTTAGAATTTTTATCAGAAGAGAATCACGGAGCGGTAGGATTCCGGTGTGAGAAAGACAGATTATTAACAGCTGAAACAAGGAGATATTTTGAGGAGATATTAAATAAAAAGATAAAGAATGGATCAAATATAGGAGAATGGGATTATTTAACGAATGGATGTTTTCAGTGGTGTCCTAAAGATACAAAAATAGTTTATCATTGTGATACCCAAGAATATGCGGGGATAGTATTTTTGACACCAGACGCACCGGTGAATTGTGGAACGAGTATTTTTAGACATAAAAAATACAAAATAAAAGATAATAGTATATTCAATAAAAAAGATTGGTTTAAAAGAATTGATGAACCATTTACAGATCCTGAACCTTGGGAAGAAGTAGACAGAGTTGGAAATATATATAATAGATTAGTATTATTTAAATCACATAATGTACACGGTGTAACGGAATATTTTGGAGATAAAATAGAAAATTCTAGATTATTTCAGTTATTTTTCTTTGATTTAGAAGATTAATAATTCATAATAGTTAGTTCAAATTCAAAAGAATTATCATTATTTTGACATTCATAAAATTGATCACCTGTATCATCATAGAGCATAATATTTAATTTAGATAATTCAATCGGGAAAAAATGATTCTCAAAAATTTCTTCATTAATGTGATACACTAAAGAACCGCTATTTTGAGATAAAGGAATTCTTTCAATAATATGATTACCTTTAGGATTATGCTTACACGCTATATATGGTACCTGGGGAACAACTAAATCAACATAATGACTTGTATGTTGGACAACATTTGGGAAAGTTCGGGGAGATGTATAAACCGACAAAGTTTCAGATTGAGCAATAGCACCTACAAGACGCCAAGCAGAATTAGGAATATTCCAATCAAAAAAATATTGTGTTCCATTAGTTAATTCATATTTGTATGTAACTGTATTATTATTGATTTTAAAAGATGTAGAGCCTAATACAGTATTTAAAGCATCTTTAAAATGATCACCAAATTTAGAGAATGTATAAGAACCATTTGTTAGAGTAATTTCATATTTAGTTTCTGATGAATCATAATATAAGTCAACTCTGTTATTATTATCATTAACATTGTGAACAGAATTAGGAATGATTGCTTTAATCAAACGAAAACCAATAACATTTTTATAATTACCAAACCCATTTGTATTATTATGTGGACTATTTTCATTTTCTAACTCAACAACATAATTAGAAGTATCTCTATTATCATTGTGTGTAACCATATTTTTACTATCAATTAAAATGCGAACTTTAGATAATTTTGGTGTGAATAAATCATTTCTTAATTTTTCATAATCTTTAACATCGGTATTATTTATAAAGGTATCATTTTTATCATAATGAACATTGTGATAACCTATATTATGAGTTTGAATGATACGATCAGAATCATCACTATCAGTATCATAATCACTATTAGATTCAGAATCAGGAATATATTGTTCATAAGTAGATGCTTCTATACTTTCCATAAATCTATTAATGTAAGAATAGATTTAAATAAGAATATATTATCGCAAATAATAATATATATCAATTATACTTATTTTTTTCTTAAAATGAATGATTCATATAAATACAAAGGATGATTCTATAATTTTATATCATTTTGTTATTATTAATATATACTTTAAAATGGCTGACCTCCAAAAATTAATAATATTATGATCCATATGTAAAAAGTCAGTGAATTTGTAAAATTTTCAAGTAAACTATTATCAAAAAATGATGTATCTGTATAATTAAATAAATAAAAAGTAGAAATTATATATGAAGTAAATAAAAGTATAAAAAAGTATTTAATAATTTTTTTCATCATTTTATTCATAATATATATATATATTAAAAATCTCTACATTCATATCTTTCCTTAAAAGGAATACTTTTATTAATATTAATTCCTTCTAGAGAGGATTTGGACTTCTTTAGGAAATAAGTTACACTATTTGGTTTAAAATCGATACATTCATATCTTTCTTCATAGGGTATCATAAAGTTTTGAGGAACATAGATTTTATTTCTAATGAAATTATAATTTACATCTTTCAGATAATAATTCATAAAATACCATTTTCTTTCTAAGAGATGTTTTTTCATTTGATTATTATAAATAATATTCATAGTATATTATAGTAGTAAAAATAGAGATAATTTTAAATAGAAATAAAATAATTATTCTTCTTTCATTCTTTTTAACCTTTTAGAAAGAGCTTTAATTTTTTGACTCTTAGATTTCTTATTTATTTTAGCATTAGCTTTAGTACTTTTGTCTTTCTTTTTCTTCTTTTTCTTTTTCTTTTTTTTCTTATATTTTTCTGGGATAGGATCATCTAAATCTTTAATATCTAATTGTAAACCCTTCTTTTTATTAGGATGATGTAAATCTGTCCTTTGTTTTAGTAATTCAATAAATTTTAATATCTGAGGAATATTTGTTTCATCAGCTTCAGCGATTACTTCAACATTTTGGGGTTTAGATCTAGATTTTTTATTTGTTCTTACTTTCTTATTCCTTTTATTTCTGTTAGGTTCAGTATCATCTAACATTAGTTGTTGGGGTCTATCTACCATCATATCTTGAACTATAACGTGGGGCATTACTTTACCATTTGGAGAAATATTAGAATATCTTTGTGCGATAACAGGTTGCCCCTGAAATGTACCGAAACGGTGACCTTGAACTCTTTTAGGTGTTAAAGAACTATCGTGAAATTCATCATCCGAAGAATATTTTTGAACAATAGGCATTTGATCACCGATTTGTTGATAACTCATCGCTTGTACACCCTGATTACCATAAACTTCAAAAAAATCTTTATTCATTATATATATAATATAAATAAATAAATTTGATTAAGATTAAAATTAAACTAAGTAAAATATAATACACGGAATGGATACATTAATGATAGTTGAATCACCTGCAAAAGCAAAAAAGATACAGAAATTTGTTCCTAAGAATATAAAAGTATTATCATCATATGGACATATAATGAATTTGCCCAGGAAAGAGATGGGAATTGATCCTGAAAATAATTTTAATATGACATTTATGATTATGAGTGATAAAAGTAAAATAGTTAAAGAGATAAAAAAACAGGGTAAAGATAAAAGAATTCTTTTAGCGGCTGATTCAGATAGAGAAGGAGATGCGATAGCGTGGCATTGTGGAAGAATATTAAATTGTGATTTTAATGATTTTAATCGTATTACATTTAATGAAATATCACAAAAAGCGATATTGAAATCAATAGAGAATGTTCATAAATTAGATATGAACTCAGTTAATTCACAAAAGGCAAGACAGTGTATAGATAAGCTAATGGGATATGAATTATCACCACTTCTTTGGCGACATATTAAAACAAAAGAAACAGGATTATCAGCTGGGAGAGTTCAGAGCACATTACTACAGATTCTAAAAGATCACGAAGATAATATTAATAACTATGAACCAGAATTTATTTATGATATTACCGGAAAAATTAAAGATGATAATGAATCGTATCACGAAACAGAATTCTATTTTAATGATGATGATGAAAGTGAATTAGATATAAAAGATCTATTTCAGATATTTTCTAAAAATAGACAGATACAAGTAACAGAAAAAAAGAAAAGTATTGAAAAACGATATCCTATGAAACCATTGATAACTTCAACATTGCAACAAGTAGCACAAGGTGAATTAGGATTTCCAGTGTCAATGACTATGAAAATAGCTCAAAAACTTTATGAAAATGGTAAAATTACCTATATGAGAACCGACTCAACATTTATGTCTGAAGATTTTGTGAAAGATCTAAAATCAAAAATACAGAATGATTATGGTAAAGAATTCTTTCATAAACCGAATAAGAAAAAGGTTAAAGGGGCACAAGAAGCTCACGAATGTATTCGAGTGACAGATTTAGAACACACATTATCAGATAAATATGAAGATTGTGATAAGAAACTATATGAATTGATAAAAAAGAAAACAATTCAAAGTCATATGAAACCAGCATTATTTGATGTTACAAAATTTACAATGAATAATGAAAATATTAAAAGATATGGTTATTTCTTAACAGTTTATAAAACACTGGACTTTTTAGGATTCTTAGCATATGATTCAAAAAATGAACTTCAAGAAAAATATGAGAATGAATTCATTCATTGTGAATTACAAGAAATCATTTGTAAAGAAAAAGAATCAAATACACCAACCTATTATACACAATCAGCAATAGTTAAGAAATTAGAAAATTCTGGAGTAGGAAGACCATCAACTTATGCGTCTACAATAGATACAATATTAAAGAGAAAATATGTGATTGAAAAAACAATTCCTCCATCGGAAAAGAAAGAAGATTGGACAATTCTTAATATAGATGGAAAAATCACACAAGAAAATAAAAAGATTAAAATTCCCGAACAAAAGAAAAGAATTCTTTTAACGGATTTAGGAGAAGAAGTTCATAAATATTTACAAGAACATTTTGACAAAATTATAACACCATCATTTACATCAAATATAGAATCTGAATTGGATTTAATCGCACAAGGGAAAATTGATTGGATCACGGTTGTTAGGAAGACATACGATACATTTCATCCAATAGTTATTGGACAGATGAAAGAAAAAATTATCAAAAAGGATAATAAAAATATACACGGATATGATTTAAAAACAGGTAAATATGGACCATATTTGGTTCATAATGGAAAAAATTATGGAATCGCAAATTATCTACAATTCAGTAAAAAAAAGATAGATGAACTAACTAAGAATGATATTGAGAATATAATATTTTATCCAATGAAAATTGGTTCTTATAAGAAAAAAGATTTAATGATACACATTGGTCCATATGGTAAATATCTAAAATATGATAATAAAAATATTAAAATTGAACAAAAAGATAAATTTACAAAAGATTATTTAATTAAAATTATTAATCGGTGAATTCAATAACTCCTCTTTGTGATTTATCACTATCATCAGAGTTAATCAATTCTTCAATTGAATCCTCACTGGTATCATTATGTAAATTATCAATAGTATCATAATTTGTTTTATCTGTATTTGTTTTATCTGTATTTGTTTTATCTGTATTTAAATTTCCTTCATCGAAAGAATTATAGGGTGATGGTTCAGGTGATGGTTCAGGTGATGGTTCAGGTGATGGTTCAGGTGATGGTTCAGGTGATGGTTCATGTGATGGTTCAGGTGATGGTTCTGATTCAGGTCCTTTTGGTAAAAAATTACACAATATATAATTATTTAAATTTTTTTGATCCATTAATTTTTTTTCTAGGTCAAGTATTCTTTCGTTTGATAATTGTAATTTATTATCAGTTTCTTTTAATAATAAAAGAATTCTTTCTTTTTCAGTTTTTAGAAAATGTAATCCAACTATAACAGTTACTAGAGCTGATGAATATTTAACTATATTTAGTATCATCTTTTATCAAAGATAATTGATAATCTTTTAAATGAAAATATTTCATATTGAATATAATATATTATAATAATATTATAATAATATTATAATAATATTATATGAATAAATATATAGGAAGTGGTATATTAATTGGATTAGGAGCTATATTATTATTATTAACGACTGGTTATATTTCTGGTATGAACAGTATGTTAGATACAATTTTTATTAAAACAGATGATTTTCAGTACCGATGGAAAACAACGTGGTTGAGTATTTTTATATTAATGGGAATAATTCTCTCAAAAAAGACAAATACTGTTGAGTCTCTACCAATTAATATGTATACATTTATTAGTTTTTTTATACTAGCATTTGGGGTACGAATGGCTCAGGGTTGTACATCCGGACACGGAATTAATGGTTTAGCAAGATTATCTAAAAGATCATTTATAGCTGTATTATTATTTTTTAGTTCAGCTGTTATAACGGCAACATTTTTTACAACTCTAAAAGTTCAAAAAAAAAAAACCATTAATAACATTATATACATACCGATATTATTATTATTAATGTGGAATATTTATGCTTATAATAAAACAGAAAAAAAAGATGAAAATAAAAAAATTAATTATTATAATATTATTGCTGTAACGATAAGTGCTTCATTATTCTCAATTGGACTAATACTATCAAAAATGTATAAATATAGTGCAGTGAAAGAATTCTTAAATTTAAAAGATAAAAATTGGAATTATGGATTAATGATAGTTTTTGGCTCGGCGGTATTAATTTCGGCAATCGGATATCAATTGGTTGATATAATGAAAAAACCATTAACTTTAACTTGTGAACAGACATATATTAAAGATGAAGAATGTAAATTTATGCTACCTAAAAGAAATATAATAGATACAAAATTAATTGTGGGGAGTTGTTTATTCGGTATTGGTTGGGGACTAACCGGTATGTGTCCATCAACATTTCCTATTAGATTGGGGTTAGGAGATCCATCGGCATATTTAGCTTTATCTGCATTATATTTAGGATACAAAACAGAAGATATATATGAAAATATTATTAAAGTAGAATCATTAAGTGATACTATAATATTACATCAATTTTTTGATAAACCATCATCATCTTTTACATATATTTTAGGTGATAAGATAACAAAAGAAGTCGTCATAATTGATTCAGTATATAATTCAACAAATTATGAAATTCCTACGATGAAAATTATGAATGATTTTTATTTTATAGACAAAAATATTCCAACATCAGACGCATTATTAAATTTCTGTGATTTAATGAATTATAAGATTAAATATTTAATGAACACACATATTCATGTAGATCATATTACGGCAAATAGTGAAATAAAAAAATTAAGAGAAATACCATCTATAATCGGAGATTATGATAATACAATTAGTGATATAAAATATGAACAAAATGAAATAATTAATATCGGTAATCTAAAAATTGAGTCATTTAAAACACCGGGACATACTAAAAATTGTCACAGTTTGATACTAAAAACTGAAACGGAAAATTATTTATTTTGTGGAGATGCATTATTAATAACCGGTATAGGGAGAACAGATTTAGATTCAACAGAATCAGAACTTGATTATGATAAAAATAAAGAAATATTATTTGGGAGTTTATGTGATATAATAAAAAAAATAAATCAGTTAAATAATGAAACACACATTTATCCAGCTCACGATTATACAGAAAAAAGAAAGATTACATATAGTGAAATATTTAAAGTAAATCCGTATATAAAATACGCACAAGATTATCTAAATGGAGATGCAAATAGCAAAATATTATTTTTAAAGCATTTTAAAGAAAAAGAAAAATCATTAGCTCACTTTGATGATTACGATATTAATCTGTGTGTTGACATCAATAAAATGTGTGGTCTTGTTGATAATATTGATTGGGATAAATTAGATCAATTATGGAGTAAAGAGTCTGGTGCTTGTGGTTAAATTAAATTTGATTTATGATAGAGAATTATATATATCATAATATAAAACAATATGTCAGCAATGAGTTTCGCGATTGCGAACTCAGTTCGTTTCTCAAGAGAAACAGAATACATATATTATCTTAACAAACTAAAAAAGAAAGAAGAAGAAAATAAGAAAAAGAATAGGAAAGGTATCTTTATTTGGAGAAAAAATGTTACGAAGGATATGATCGATATTTTTGAGCCACGTGATAAAAAGATTGATTCAGTAGAAGAAAAAGAATCACAAAAACAATCACAAGAAAAAATAAGATGTTGTATCTAATTGTTGTATCTAATTGTTGTATCTAATTGTTGTATCTAATGAATAATTACTAAACTACTTATATAATTTTTATTATCATTATGTTTTTTATTAGTGCCGTAATCTAAATCGAACCCAAGCTTTTTGAATAGTAATAATAGCTATATTCTCAACTGGTGTTGGGTATCTCTTTATATACCAAGGAAGGAAATCGTGACCAGGCGGATCGGGATAAATGCTAACTTCATCAAATGTAGATGCTCTACCGTATAATAATGAATTTTCTTCTTCATCTTCTTCATCATCTTCATCTTCTTCTTCTTCTCCATCATCTTCATCTTCTTCTTCTTCATCATCTTCATCTTCTTCTTCTTCATCATCTTCATCTTCTTCTTCTTCTTCATCATCTTCTTCTTCTTCTTCTTCATCATCTTCATCTTCTTCTTCGTCATCTTCTTCTTCGGGATAAACGTGAGCATAATATTCATTAATCATATCAATCGTGATATTTTCTGTAGGAATTATTCTTTCTATATGATTCCTTTGTGGAATATCTGTTAAATTAGAAGGATTCATTGGGATAATATTTATGAACTCTTCATCTTCCTCTTCTTCTGAAGAATCACCCACAACACCAGTTAGAGTTGTAGGAACAAAATCTTCTTTAATAGATATTGGGACAGGAGGAATTTGAATGTCTTCAAACATAGGAACAACCCATTCTGAATGATCTGGCTTAATTGCCGCAGCTTGAATCATTTTTTTTAAGATAAATTCTAGTTTAAGAGTTCGCCCAATCCACTCTTTTTCAGAAGAAATAGTTGCAGAAATCTCTTCCCTTAAATCTTTATTTTCTGATTCTATTTCTCTACTGGTTAATTTTAGATTTTCTAACTGAACTTTGTAAAGTGATTCTATCTTATCAGATGATTCTCTGTCTTTATCTAGCATCTGATAAAGTTCTTCATTCTCCTTTTCTTTATCATCTAGTAAGATCTTGTATGTCCGATGAGTTGCCTTTATTTCTTCACGAAGAGTTTCATTAATCTTATCAGACCAAGTTCCGGGTTTATTCAGATCCTCCAATGATTCTCTCTTGATGAGTTTTTTTGAATTTTTAGAATCATCTTTCATCGACAGAGTATCTGATATATGAGAGTTGTGTTCCATTATTGGGTAATTATATTATTTACAAATATTTTAAACCAACATAAAAAAAAAAATCAAATTCTATATTTAAGAATAAAAAAAACTAATCTAATTTTTATTTTCTTTTCTTATTTTACTGTGATTATTGGGCAATGGACAGAACACTTACTGAATGATAGCAAAGGGGTAGTCGATGTTGTAGTTGTCGATGTTGTTGTAGTTGTCGATGTTGTTGTAGTTGTCGTTGTTGTTGTCGTTGTCGTTGTTGTAGTTGTTGTTGATGTTTTCTTGGTTATCATCATAGATGATGATGTTTTCATTTTCTTCAACCCTGGGTCTGAATCGATGTTCTGGGTGAACTTCTAGCCACTGAAGGAGTGCTTGTCGCTGACGTCCATTCAGAGCATAGTTGATGGTGCGGACGAGTTCTTCACCTGTATCTTGAACAGCGTTAAGTTGTGCTTCACTCGGGGAGCACTGTACTCCATAGACGTAATCGTTTTCTTGAGGTACACGGGGTTCACCATCTTCAATCGGGGCGTGGAAGGCGAGGTAGTAGTCCTTTGATTCTTGGGGGAGGCTTACCCACGTACCTTCAACCCAGGTATCAGTCATCTTGAAGAAAGGGAGGGGTAGAAGCAGGGCGAGAGTATCAAAGCGATGAGTATGTTTGAAGTAGCGTGTCTCTGTATATATTCTCTGAGTTTGTTTATAACAACTATTTTAAAAAACAGAATCAAATTCATATGAGATTTCTTAAAAATGAGAACAAAAATAAGAATAAGAACTCTTAAATGAATTTGATTCTTATCTTTTATTTTTTATATAAACAATTCATAGAGGAATACTTACACAAATCTCACATACAAATCAATAGAGTAATGGCGGCTTTCTCTCTCCCATCATATATGGCTGAAGAAGCAGATGACTGGGGTGCATCAGAGGATGGGGCGTTTGGTTGGGGTGGGGTGAGACGATGGTCTCAGCTATATGAGACAGAGAGGATGGTATATATGGAATTTTACGCTGAAATAAGGAACAACGTTCGCGTGATGCCCGAGAACACCGATTTCATCCCGAACTGGGCGACAGAGCCATCTGAGAGAGCATTACGTCTACTAGAAGATGGCGAATCATATGAGCTTGGACCGAGAGGTCAGATCACAGATGGTCAATGGAATTCAATGCTGGACTGGCTCAATGATGAAGAAACAGGTGGAGATGATGAAGATGATGAAGATGATGATGAAGATGATGAAGAAGAAGAAGATGCGATTACAACAACATCAGGAGAATCATCAAATGAAGAACAAGTTTTGCCCTGGCTATCAACAGATGAAGAAGAAGAGGAAGAAGATGCAATATCAACAACATCAGAAGAATCATCGGTTGAAGAGCAAGTCTCCCCTTGGCCATCTTCAGATGAAGAAGAAGATGAAATTAGAGAATGGCCTCGGATAGACCTTACAAGCAATATGGAATGGCTCCCCCCAGCTCAAATGGAAATTGTCGATGTTATGATATAAAACTAAAAAACCAAACAAAAATTTCAAAACATAAAAAGAAATAAAAATTAGATTAGTTTTTTTTGTTCATTTCATTAATTATATTTTGAGCGAATTTGATTCTTTTCTTAAGATAAGTTTGTAACACAATTTATTAATTCTATGACGCATTCTCGTCTTCCACGATACAATCCGGCGTATGACGAACCATCTGACCCACATAACCTCCGAGGAGCGTCATCACATCAAAATCCAACACAATTTATTAATTCTATGACGCATTCTCGTCTTCCACGATACAATCCGGCGTATGACGAACCATCTGACCCACGCAAGCGACGGACAATTCCGGAAAAATTTTTTTTTTTTATGTAATAAATTTGATTTGTCTTAAATTTGATTCTCATT